AACTTTCCCTGTAATAATGACAAAGTTTGTTCTGCGTTTATCGCTCCAAGATTACTTATAGCTGCAAGTGCTGTAGTTCTTGTAGAGGCAACTTCATTAGAAGTTTTCATTTCCTCTAGTTGCTGAGATAAATTCATTATCTGTTGTTCTTTTTCTTGAGCAGTTTTATTTGCTTCTTCCCAAAGAGTTTTCCATTGTCCTTGATCTTCTAATTCTTTAGTTCGTTTTTCTTCTCTCTGTTTATAAACTTCATCTAATTTACCCTTAATTCCTTGAAATTTTTCTTGTGCTTCAGCAGCTTCTTTGCGAACAGCAGCTATTTGTGCTTCATATTCTGCTTTAATAGAATCAAGATTTGGTGCTTGTGGTTGTGAAGGAGTTTCAGCCACGGGCTGTTCAGCGTTGGTCACGGACTCAGGCTGAATTACTTTTTCTTCGATTGCCATAAATTACTTTTCAGTTGATGTTTTTAAAGAAGTACTAGCTTTGGTTTGTTTCTTTGTAGGCTTTTTAGCTTTTTCTCTTGATGCTTCAGAAGTGTGTTCTACAAGTTCCCACTTATAAGATCCATCAGATTGCAGAACCTTGTCCAAAGATTTAGCCATAGTTTTAAAATACTTAATTAATATTCTAGCAGTTTATTCAGATTTAGCTTCATTAGCCGTTGGTAGCACTTCACCTTGAACTAAAATATCCCTAAATTCTTCTCTATCTATTACTTGTTGATCGAACAAGGAAGTCAATGCTGTAATATCCTGTCCAATCAACCTTTCTATATCAAAGTCTCTACTAATCTTTACTTCTGGTGGTTCAATACCAACATAATCAGCAGATAAATTAAATGCTTTTTGAAGTTTTTGTTCTAATTCCATAGAAACCATAGCAAGCATAGAATTAGTATCTACACGATCTAACCTTCTTGCATCAGCAGATTCAGCTACAAATTTTTGCTGACTTAAAGTACTAATACCAAGAGTTGCCATTTGCATCTGTAGTTCTTTTATCTCAGCAGATTGAGCATCAAAAGCACTACTCGCTGGTTCTACATAATAAACTTTATTTCCAGGTTGTGTTGCCATTGCATAATTAACAGATATAGCTAAATCTTTAGTCTGATCATCATATCCTTCCATTACAAGCATTGGTTGAGATGCAACGTGCAAACTATGAATTAAATCAGCTTGTCTTTGAAAATGAGCAATATTCAAATATGCAATATCTAATAAAGGTGGTTTACTAACTAAATTATCGGTTTTTCCTGAATAAATTGTCACTAATGGTATTTCACCAAGAGAAAAACTACCAGACTCAACTTGTTTGTAATCTTTTTGAGTAGTCGCTACTTCAAATTCACCTACAGAACTATTATCAGAGACATCATACATTTCTTCAATCTGCTCTTTTTTACGAAATACTCTATATCTCCCTGGTTCGATTACTCTAATTTGATCAAAGACTTTTTCTCCGAACTGACCGCTTGGTAATACTGCTTTCTCAGCTAGTCTTACCTGTATCAAGTTGCCGTAATTTGATTCTCGATCCAGTCGCCAACCGTAGAGATTAGTGGGATCTACTTCAATCCAGTATGGTCTGCGATCTTGTGCTCTTTCTTCCGCTAAACTTCTTGCTCCTGATGGTGCTGGATAATCAACAAGAATATGACTTTGACCATAAGTTAATGAACACATTAATAATCTTCTTGCATATTCATCTAAATCTGATTTACAACCATCCACATCCATTTTGAACATTTCAGTCCAGTATGGATCACCTGTTAGCGTTATAGGTTTACGAAGAACTAATCCTGTTGCTGCTCTTATTAATCTCTGAGTAAAAGGACTAAATACTGCTCTGTTAACTCTTGCAAGGTAAGCATCAAAATCCTCTCTTGGTTCTAATGGTAAAAAGGCTTCGCTGTTTTGTCTTAAATAATCAGTACCCTCAGTGACAGCTTTCATTATCTCCCATCCTTTCATCATGTCCAGGACTGCTCTGGTACGGGTGAAAGGACTATCTTCTCCTCCTGCTGAAGTAGAAGAGATTATATTGGTTCTAATTGGACCAGGAACAGAATAAGTCATTTCAACACCTCCATCGTTTTAATGCTAACGCTTTTCTAGTGGGTCTACCTTTTTTATCTTTTAATGGTCCAGGCATGCCAGACATTCTTGCACAAAAACTTTTTCTTCTGGCTCTTTCTTTTGGTGTTAAATTATTTTTCTTTGTAACAGGTGCTTGTAAATTACTTCCTGTAGCTCTGTTATATTTTCTGCGTCCTTTAGCAGTCAGCCCACCTTTTTTGGACTTTTCCCCTCTTCCAATTGATAAACTAACTCCTTTTTTGCGTGGCATTACTTTCCTACCTTCGCTTGTGCCTTTTTATGGGCTTGAGTAAATGTATCTCCTGCTCTCATACGTCTTTTCATAAACTCCATGTGCTTATCGCTATGGTGCTCTGAATGTTCTTTGAGCTTGTTTTTTTGGCGAGTAGTTAGTTTCATTTCTTTTTACGTTTTTTCTTCTTGGAACGTAATTTTTTAAGATCAGCAGCCGTAATCTTATCTCTTGGAGGTGCAACAGCAGCTAATTTACGTTGTTTTCCAGAATAAGATCCTTTTGGCATTGTTTTTGACCTTTATATAACTATATTACCTTTAAATATGTGATTTTCACTTATTTTTTCTTCTTTTTTCGTCTATGTTGATATGTTATCTTCTTGCTGCTTGTTTTTTCACGCTTAAATCTTGCTTTTTCACTTGCTGTCATCTCCCCAACAGTCTTAGGTGTCTTACTTGATACACGTTTACTAGGCCGACAGGCAGGATAACCACGTTTTTCACCCTTAGAACGGCCACAAGGCTTGCCAGTTTTAACATCAACCCAATTTTCCTCGAACCAACGTGTCAAACCACCTTTGGCTCTTGGATTAGGACTACTTTTTCTTCTTTGTGGCACGTTTTCTCTCCACTCTATAAGTTCCACCACGCTTTTTGTATTCTCGGACTAACCAAGCATTAGCGTAGGCAGAAGGATAAACAGCAAACTTACGTTTAGCTTCGGCTTTTACTCTAGCGTAAAGTGCCTTATTAACAGGTACATTCACTTCTTTTCTTACCTCCCTTCTTCTTTTTTTTCTTTTTTTTCATTCCAGTGTGATAAGGCATAAACAAAAGAGTAACTTAGTATATTCTAAACGCAGTTCGCCCTAATGTCTCTGGCTTCGCCAAGTTAAATTGTTGCAAGCAAAGATAACCAAAAGCATCAAACGCATGATCCACACCCAGATTTTTATTAGGTAAACCTGTATTAGGTGCATAAGTTAATGTCCTTAAGGCTTTTATTAATTCTTTACAACGAGGGTGTATAAGCGTCCTTCTATCGCCATTAGCATCAAACAGGGCAGTATTGACAGCAGTGATCTTATCTCTGATCTTCCAGGGGCTTTTAGGACTCATAACAGTAAAACCAGACCTCCTAAGTATCGTATGATCCGTTACACCAACCCCACTAGTCTTTCTTGCACTTCCAGTGGGGTCTGGACAAGCAATAATTCTACGATCTACCCCATATCTTCTCGTAACCTCCTCCGCAAAATCCCATGTGGTAGCACCTCCTGTAAGCATAATTTCATCAAAAACATAAAGCGTATCATTATGTTTTACCGCACATATTCCAGCCATAGGATCTACGTTAAAATCCAGACCAATTAACAAAGGAAGCATTGATAAGTCTTTTGATTCCTTATCAATATTCTCATCGGCAAAACTAACAGCCACTAATCCAGTAAGATTTTCAAAACTAGCTTCAAATTCTTGTCTAAACGTCCTCGCATCTAATTGATTTCTTGCCGCTTCAACTTCTTCTTTTACAACATTACCCCCCTCTATCGTTGTAAAACTCCACCTTTGCCAATCTTCCCACTCCTCTTCTCCGCAATAACACCACATATCGTAAAACCAACTCGCAGTTCCATCTGGTGTACTAATAAACAGTGCCCATCCCTGTTTATCGGCTAAAGCTGGTCTTATAACTTCCGCCCATACATCTCTATCCATAAATGCTGCCTCGTCCAAAACAACACCAGCTAAACTTCTTCCTCTTAATGCCATCGCATTTTCAGTTCCCTTCAACTCAATACTCGATCCATTAATCAAATCAAGTCTCAAATCTGTCTCATTCTTACTCTTTACCCATGTTCTAGGAGTCAATCTCTTTAATTCCTTCCATGCAATATCCTTCGCCATCCTGTAAGTAGGAGCACAATAGAAATAAACCTCATTCGGCCTATTAATAGCTCCTCTTAACAGTTCAATACAAGATAAATAACTTTTTCCAAACCTTCTTCCAGCTACCAGCACCCTAAATCTTTTATTTGAATTAAAAACTTCCCCCTGGGCATACCGCAAACTTATCTCATTCTTCTTTTCACCGCTAACAACCATAAAATTAACAAAAAATACAACTCATACCCTCTATTTATAGCCTATTTACATACTTTTAAGTTATCATTCACTTAAATACACTTAAAATCCCGTGGTTTCATCTACATTTCCTGCCGATCAACCATTAGAAGAATCTAAACCTAAAAGAAATATCAATTTCCGTGCCCGTACCTCCTGCCAAAACGTTCAATTACGTTCTCAACGTCTATATTCCCGTCAACTAGAAGGTAAGACAACTCGTGCACTTGTTCTAGAACATTCTAAAATTGAAGGCATATCTGAAGTAACCGCTTGGCAAGATTGGAAAAAAGTTAAACAATGGAATAAAGAAGATTGGGAAAAAGATAGAGAAACTCTCTTACCTCGCCTTCAAGCAATGAGAATTCGCCTCTTTAACAAAGCAGTGAAAAAAGGTCAGCTTCAAACAGCAGCTCAAATATTAGACAGCCTCGGCAAAGTAATTGGTGAATCTGTAGAAACTGTTAATATTCAAGCTCCAGAACTCTCAATTAAAGTAGAACCAAAAAATTAATCAAAATATATTTAAGTTCCACGGTAATGCATAAAAATAAAAAATAATTTGCAACACCTCCCCACCCATAGGTGAGAAGAGTTACAAATTTAATTAGATTTTAAATTAGCTCTCTACAGGTCACACACGTACGTGTAGGAGACTTTGTTGTAGTTAGGATAGAAGAAGATATCATTAGCTCTTAAACCTCTCAGGTAGCCTTGCAGCCTTAACTCTCGCACTTGATAATCTTGTATTTCAAAAATATCATCATTCTCAGTATCGAGAGTTTCTATTCCTAACGATCTGCAGTCGTCACTAAAATCTTTATTAATAAACATTTTATGCTACCTCTTCACAAATAGGACGTAATGTAATAGCGTCCACACGTCTAACATTGTAAGCAGTGCCACCATATTCTAAGTCTAATTTAGTAGCTTTATTTCTAGCTCTTTTAATAGTTGAATAATAGCCAACTGTATATTGAGGATTCTTACAAATGTATCCATTGTAATAAACCTCATATTTCACATTTGTTGAAGTAGTCATTGTAAGATTTGTTTAACTATATTCAATATAGCATAATAATATCACTATTGTGTTATATTTACAATTCTTAATAATGATATAAAAATAAGTTTATATCTGATACAATAATAATTAAGCATAGCTATCTTTAATTTATTTATTACTTAAGACTGTTTTCAATTCTAGCAGTAGTTAAAAATACTACTTGCACTTATTACTCTCAAGTAAAAATATTTTACTAGATTACTATTGCTTTAAAAAAGGAAATTATTTCAAATCTTACAAAAATGAGAAACCTATTTTTATTTTTATCAATTGGAACTATCTCAACAATTGCTTTAAGTAGTTCAATTGGATCAGGTCTTAACAGATCTACTCTTAATCAATGTGTTAATAATAATGATAATTCAGCTTGTGAGTATTTATTGACTAAGGGAAATAAATTTCAACAAGTCCAGGCAAAGAAAGTTTTACTAATTCGAGGTCTTTAATATGACTGAGATTAAATTATTTTTATTAGATGCTGAAGTTGCTGAAGTTTTAGAAAATATAGAAAGCTTGCAACATTTACAGACATTCATAACATTAAAACAAGAAATATTAAAAAAGTACGAATCTAAAAAAGCAATAGAAGAATTAAATTTTTTAAATTGTGATTTAACAGAGGCGGACGAACCTTTTTAACAATTGATTAATTCTTTAAGCCTAGTATTTATTTATTAGGTTTAAAAAATTAATTATTAGTTTAATTAATTTATCTAAAACTCAAATCTTATTAAAAAACTTATTATGGGTGAATATGCAAAGCTAAAGACAACGGGTGAAAATGTAAAAATTGGCACTTGTGAAAATATGTATTATCTCAGGTTTGAAGATAGATACAAAGTTGTATATGATTGTTCTTTTGATGGGTGTAGGTTTAGGCTTCCATTTCCTGATGAAGATAAGGAAGAGATAGGAAACTATAGAGAATATGAAAGAGGGATTGATTTAATCCCATATTATGACGAGGAAATGAAACAAACTTTTTATTTTGATGATATTTACAAAGAACATTATGAACAACATAAGGGATTAATACAGTTACATCATCAAAGCGGTTTATTAATAAATGTTAGTTGTTATCATGGTTATAAATTACCAGACACAAATAATAGCAAAGATTTTAAAGCTTTTTATAATGGGAAAGCTTCCTGGAATTTTGAATTGTCTCAAGTTAAAATACAACTTAATGAAGAGACAAAAGTTAAAGAATTAGTACCGATTGTTAGATGTAAGCATTGTAAGATACCTTTTAGAGCTGACTGGGCAAGTGTTTTATTACACGTTAGAAAGACAGAGAAAGAAGAGAAAGAATTGTATAAGAGGTTATGTGAATATGCAACAACAACAATACATAATATAAAAAGATAAAAGTTAAAGAGTCTTAAAAAATAAGACTCTTTTTTTTATATTTAATAATTATTTTACTTGACATAAACAATTATATGATATAATTCTAATAGTTTATACTCAAATCTTACTAAAATTATGAAAAACATCGCTCTAACTAAAGAACAGAGAGAAGAAATTATTGACATAGCTCTTGGTTGGTATGAAGATTGGAAACATGACGACCCGACAGTTTATCCAGAGACAGTAGAAGAAAGAAAAAATAAAATGCTTCCTCTCAATAACAGTGAGCTAATAAAACATTTGCAGGAATGGTATGCAAAAGATATTTGGGATTATATAAATTAATCCCTTATTTATTGTTATGTAAAAATTTTATCAGCTATGAATAAAGAACAATTAAAGCCTATTAAAGGCCGAAAATCAAAACTAACAAATGAATCCATTAAAAGGTTAAGGGTTTTTAAATTAGATGATTCAGAATTAAATCATCTATTAAATTCTTTAATCTTTACAAGAGATCATTATCAAAGTTTCAAGAATGAAAGTAATGAATCAATAGATGAAAGTTTATTTGATTCAATGATTGAAGAAGTTGTAGGCACTTATAAAGATGATTATTAGTTATGAAATATAAAGTAACCTACGCTATAGATTCATTAGATACTGAACCAGTAGTTAAGTTATTTGATGAAGAATATGAAGCATTAGAATGGATGAATGATGAAATTCAAAGAAGAATTGAATATGTTGTAGAGCATAGTCAATTTTCTATTAGTGAAAAGGAATATAAAGAGATAGAAGAAAATGAACATACGCTAGTCAGGATAGAAAAATTATGAATAAATTAAAATCAACAATACCTTTTGATGGTTTTTATAACTCATTTATTAGTGCTGATATAGAGCATGAAATTGAGATAGATACTGAATATTATTCAGAATTATATGATTTAAATGAATCTGAAGAAGAATTATTATGTAATAGTTTTTTAAATATAAATTCTTATAAATTTTATAATCAAATAGCTAAAGATTATACAAATTTTTATATTAATGCACTTAATAATAGATTAAAAGGATTTACATTAAAGGCAACTTATAAGTCTTTTAATAGTCCTAGAGAATATAATTTTGAAACAGATAAGATTTTTATAGAGATAGAAGAAAATCACGCGGTAGATTTTATTAAACATATAGTTAAAAACTATAAAAAAGAGTTAGAAAAGAAAATAGAAGATAGATTTAAAAGTAAATCAGGATTTATTTCTTTTTATAAAAACAGTATAGATTTATGGACTAAAGATTTTAAAGAATGGGATTGTAATATGATAGGCACTTGTTTTGAATTATTTGATTTAGAAGAAGAAGATATAAATTATTCACTAAGAGAATATTTAAGTGAAGTTATAAGTGAGAATTTATATAACACTTTAGATAAACAGGGTAAGGATTTATTAGATAAGAAACAAAAAGAGATAGATAAAAAACAATTAATGGATAAACAACAACTAAAACTAAATTTTAATTAATTATGAAAATACAAATTAGTGAAAATTGTACCCAAACATTATTAGATAATGGATTTTGGTTACATGAAGAAAAACAAAAAGATGGTAAAATTTTTAGTTTTACTTTTGTTAAATATTGGCATAGCTATGAAATTAAGCATGAATTGAGAGATTTTGCTTCAAATAGTCCAGTAAGTTATATCAAGTTAGGTCAAAAATTGAATGAATTAGGATTATGTATTGAGGGAAATAAAGACTCTTGGAATTTAAAAGAGATATTGATAGCTATTAGTGAAAATATCTCAATGAACTGTAAACCCTGGAGATCAGGAATAACTAATGATAATAGAACTGTTAAAGGTATATATGGAAGTAGAAAAGGATATAAAGAATATTTATTTAAAACATTTTTAGAGGAAAATTAACATGAAAAAACCAAAAGCTAATCTTTATATACTCATCAAAATAGAAGTTGATGACGATAAATTTCCTAATGAAGATGTATTAGAGGTGGGATGGAATAGAAATAAAGAAGATGCTATTCAAAAATATATAGGAGAATTTTGTAAAAGAAATAATGCTTTATGGATTGATTATTATTACAACAGTACGGATGAAAAACTGCCAATTAGATCAGATTATGGAGAATATTGGATAGAAGGGGAATCAAGTGATGAGGTGAGGTGGGAGATATGTGATGACTACCACTTACATTATGATAATTAAAGAGGGAAATAATGGTAAATATAAATCCAAATAGAGAATCATGTATGGAATACATGAAAGAATTAATTAGAAAAGAATTATCAAAAAGTGAAATTATAAAAGAGTGTATTAAAGGGTTTGAAGGTGTTGATAAAAGTACCTTTTATGATTGGTATGAGATAGTAATAGAACAACAAGATATTCAATCATGGCAAGAAGATAATCGTATAGAAATAATAGATAAAAGAGCAGATAAAATTAACTTAAAACATCAGATATATTTAGATCAAAAAAAGATATATAGCGATATTAATTCTGATAAGGAAGAAAAAGAAAAAGCAATGAATATATTATTATCTCACTTTTTAAAAAGAGTGGATTAATTAACTGGCATTAATTAATTAAGTAAGTCCAGTTTAAATCAAAACCGAAAATTCGTTACCGAAAATCTTATGACTGATTCATTTTTAAGAGATCACCAACCAGGTATAGATCATATGCATGAAGAAAATGCAATTAATGATCTAAAAAATGCTGGTATATATCCCGAAATAGAGGAAGAAAACACTAATGAGGATTATGAAGATTATGAGTAAAACAATTATCGAACAATTAAAGGCTATCACTGAAACGATAGAAGATTTAATTGAAAAAGAAACAACAACTTGGTATCCAGATAGAGAATTACCAACAAGAAGTTTAACTGACTTAGAAGAAGCTTATGAATTACTTGAACAAATAGTAAATTATGAGCCTACAGATCAGGAAATGATGAGTAGTTTTGGCACTAAATGGCATGACGAATTATGAGTGATATAAACAACGATTCATTAAAAGAACAACTGTATGATGAAGCATGGATTGATTATATGGTTGCTAATAATCTCACTCAGGACAAGTTAAGTGAGATAGAGCAGGATTCTGAACTTGGGTATTTACCTGAGATAGCAGAAGAAGCAGAAAGAAGATTTGAGGAATTATCACAATGAGAATAGAATCTTTCACCAAAAATGAGTGGTTAGAAATTGCAGAGATAATTTCTCTTTATTGCCCTAGTGAACCAGTAATAGAAAGATTAATAACAGAAATAAATGATAAAACAAATTTATTTAAAGAATTAGAAGAATTTTTAGTAAAAAATAATATTAACCCTGTATTTTTTCCACATAGAGATATTATTGAAAGTCTTAAAAATGGTAAAGGTTTAACAAAAAGATTATCTTGTTATTCAACTTCAAAAGGTAAAGGAATAGTTCAATTTAAAAAAGATTATCAAGAATATATTTTAAAAAGATATGAATTTAAAAAATTATCTTAAGCAATACAATTAATTATTTTTCCTTAAATTTTTTAAGAAAATCTGACATGGCTTCTCTGATAAGGAAGCCAACAGATAATCCAGGTTGTTTTAACTCTTGAAATTTTGCATAGTCATCTTCATCAACGGATATACTGATACGCTTTAGGTTCTTGGTCATAATGAATGGCAAATATATAT